GGGCGTCTATCAGCCACGGTAAGCTCCCGAAGAAGGGTCTATAGTTGACGCTATTTGCGGGTACGGCGTCCCGCCGCTGCCGCCTAGCCAGTTGCCGAACGCGCCCCCTAGCCAGTTGCCGAACGCGTCCCCTAGCTGGCCGAACGCGCCATCTAGCTGGCCGAACGCGCCACCTAGCGCGTTGCCGAACGCGGCCGTGCCCTGTGCAGCCGTGTTGGCTGCTTGAACTCCAGGCTCGTAAGCCGATGCGTTGGCTCCGGACTGCGCCGCACCGCCTCCGAACGCGAGGCGAATCAGCTCTTGCTGTTGCTGATCCAGCTGCCCCATGCCGCCCATGGCGGCCGCGAGTCCGGACAACCCGGCGTTTTCTTCGTAGGACTGCTGACGGAACGCGTTGTCCTCGCCCATGCCGAACATGCCCATCGCGCGTCCGAACGCGTCGCTCGCTCGGTTGTATTGCAACTGGTCCATGCCCATGTAGTTGCCGAGAGAGCCTTGCGACGCCTGCAACAGCCGATTGAAGTCGTCTCCGGCCATGCCGTACGCGGCAAGCTGACGACTGATGTCGGCTTGGTTCAGCGAATCTAGTGCGCCTTGCGTCTGGTAGGCACCGGCCGTAGAGGCGAGAATGCCTTTCGCGAACTGGTCCTCAAGGTTCGCGTTAAAGAATCTGTTTTCGTTAGCGGCGGCTTGCTGACGAAGCAAGCCGAGACGATCCGTAGCCCGCTCGTCGATGTTCATGGAGCGCGCCTGATCGTACCAGTCCTGGGCGCCCTTGCCGTAACCGCTCATCAGGTTAGCGAACAGCGCCTGGTCGTCGGGGCCTCGATTGGCCGCCTCGTACTGGTCGTACACGCCCTGGTTGATGCCGCGGAAACCGTTAGTCGTGGGGCCTTCGTATCCCCGCCCAAGGCGGTTAAGGGAGAAGCCCGCGAGGTCCCCGAACGCTCCGCGAAGATCGTTCGCGAACGGACTCATGTTGGAATAGACGTTCTGGCCGTCTACAGCGACGCTACCGTTCTGCGTGTTGATATTGAACGGGCGGAACTTGGTCTCTTCCGCGTACGCGGCTGCGGCCTTGGCCTGCTTATCCGCAGCTTTCTTGGCGCTGCGCTTTTGGATCATCGAGCCGCCGATACTGGCTGCGGCTCCGATTGAGGCTGCAACTGCCATGTCTAGAGTGCCTTCATGTAACTGTGCTCAATGGGCACTAGGCCCGCTTTCTTGTACATTTCGCCAACTTTCTCCGGCTCCGAATCCTCTAGAGCCATCATTACCCAGAAGTCCGCGCCTTCTTCTTTCGCAGAAGCCTCTAGCGCAGCCCGAAGGGCTTTTCCGTTACCGTTGCCCCGGTGCTCGGGATCGAGCCACCAGAACGTCTCCAAGCCTTGAAAATAGTTATCGTTCCAATAGAGGGGGACGATCACGGCCCCGGCCGTGCCTATTACCTTGCCGTCAATCTCCGCCATCAGAACCACGTGGTCCTTAATGAATCCGGCGAGGGACGCGGCTAGGGAATCTTCGTCAATGCTCGTCTTGTGCCGAAACGGATTCAACGCAAAGAACTTGTGCCCGATTTCTACTAGAGCCGGAATATCAGTAGCTAGGGCAGGGCGGATGTTCAAATAGTTAAGTCCTGTCGTAAAAGCACGTAAGCACGAGGCGACCGTCCTTGGCCGACGAACCGAAACCGCCAATGGGCTCGGCTCTGTGCATTAGCCTTGCGTCAAACATGAATGCGCGATTGGGCTGCATTTCCGCTAAGTACGTCACTTGCCACTTGTCCGGATTGTTCGTGTCCCGTCGCCAGATGTCCTCCTCGCCTTTAGTGCGAGGGTTGGCGTACATACCTGTCTCGACGTGCGTCACGAGACTTGTTCCGCCTTGGCAGTGCTCCTGACGATTCAGGTACAGCATCAACGAACAGTCGCCCATGCTTGAATCAGTGTGCGCTTGGTGGGGATATATCATTCCCAAAAGCGTCAGCCTTAGGAACATGGCGCGCACAGTAATGTCGCAATCCTCTACGTCCAGTAGGCTCTCAATTATCTCGTCCTTAATGTGTTCTGGGATCGCCAAGCTGATGCCCGGATACACAACAGAGTCAATTGGGCTGGTTACGTCTCCGTATTCCAGCGTGTCGCAGTACTCGCGGAACTCTTTGTAGATCGGCAGGAATCCGTCAACAATCACCTTTGATTGCGTTTTGACGTGTAGTACCTGTACGAAGCAATGCCGGCCACGATGCCGACGACTGTAAGGACGAGCTTCGCTACTTCGTTGATAGTAGCGAGCCAAGTGAGGCTTCCTGCTGTAAGAGATACCGCAGCGCCCGCTGCGGCTAGACGTTCTTGCACAATAGCTTTCGGAATCACAAATTCAACCGGGGACAACTCAAATAGACTCCAGCATTAGCCCTTCATTTAGGCTGCGAGCGAGAGCCAGTACCCGGACCTCCGCCGACACCCTGTTCAGTCTCGTCGGCGTCCTTGCGCTTCTTAGTGAACTTGTAGAAGCCGTAGATTGCGGCGCAGATAACGAGAAGCGTAAGCGCGCCCGCGAATGATTCGTACATGATGGAGGTTCCTTTACTGAATTTCGGCGTGGAGGGTGATGGTCTTGGACGACAGGGCAGTAGAAGTGCCTACATAGCCGATGTCGATAGTTATGTTGCAGTCTAGCGACTGAACGGCGTCGTCCGTGTTGGCGAAGTACATTTCTCGCGTAGTAGAAAGGACATACCAGGTACCTGACGACAGTCCCCCGGACGGGGCAGTACCCGAATTCAAAGTAAATCGCATTTCAAACTGGCTGTTCGCGCCGCTCAAGAGCCACAGGCCGTCGTCTAGTGCCCAGCTCAACGAAGTAGCTTGCGTCCTATCCACGGTGCCGTCACTGTGTAGGCGAACGCCTGCGTAAGCATCTGTGGGGCTAAGAGAATTTCGGCTGGCGTTTTGTAGGTTGTTAGCCGTTGCCTGCGCTCCGCCACCCAAAGTTAGTTGCTGTATACCCATCGTCAGGTAACGCCGGAGCCTGAAATGATTGCTTCTGTGCCCGAGTTACACCAAATAGTAGCGAGACCGCGAGCCGCAAGGGTGCGACTGCCAGTCGTGGCTGTGCCGCCAAGGCGCAGCGTAACGCCGCTCCCCTGCGTGATCGTGATCGAGGAACCGGAATCGTTGTAAACGGACAGCGCGTAGCCTGCGACCATGTCGCTCGTGTTGAGGGTTACGCCCGAGCTGGTCGCAAGACTTTCGCCCCTGGCGAACCCGGACGTTCTGCGAGGAATGTCCCTGTACCCGACCGTAACTCCGTTTACGGTCGCCGACGCGTCAATAGACGTGACGCGGGCACTTGGGATGATGCCGGTCGAAAGGTTGCTGGCGCTTGTGTAAAAGGAACCTTCCTGGCCGTCCAGCAAATCCGCGTCGTGCAGAGAGCCGGCACCGTCCGCCGTGTTGATGAGCGTGATGACTTGGGCAGCTGTCAGGTCCGTCGGGTCACCAGTACCTGCGCCCACAGCGCGGCCTTTAATCGTGCTCTCCGCCATGTCAGCCGACTTGGCGTTAGTTACTGCGTCGTTTGCAATAGTCAACGCAACCGTGCCAGCTGTAGAGGTAACGTCGCCCGTGTGGGCTGGCATTCTCGCCGCGTCCAGACGCGCGTTGCTGTCAAGCCCCGCGTACCCACTGTTCGCGTTCTTGTTGGTCAAATCCTCTTTCGAGGCGATGGCCGTGGATATAGGCGAGAATTCGCCATCTAGTTCAACTCCCTTCACGAGCTTTGACGGATTGCCTGTAATGAGTCCGTCTTTGACTGTGAAGTTAGTGATTTGAGTGTAATTTGACATGGTTTAGGTCATTCTTCCCGCTTTAGCGAAGATGCCGGCCGTCTGTATAGCAACAGCTCCGCCGTTAATATCCGTCTCTATGCCTATCTGTAGATACTGGCCGCGACCGCTAGCTGGTACGTACTTCTTGGCTAGCACACTGCCGCCTCCGTACTCGCCTATGCCGTATTCGCCTATGCCGTATTCGGCGCCGGTAGACCCAATGAACGTGAGAGTTTCGGACGAAGTAGGTCCGTTGAAATCAAATCCCCATTTGATTACTACGGATTGCGTAGTCGCTACTGATATGACAGCGGAAATCCTCTTTAGGATTTTCTCGACGGTGTTGAAGTCCTCGCCAAAGTCCATGTGCGGGGACAGATACACCGCGCGATACGCCGCGCCGTTATCCTGGTACGCCGAATATTTGCCTATTTTGCCGTCGAATCCAAACAGTACGTCGCCGTTCTTTCTAGCGACGCCGCATTCAGGGCCAATGCTGGTCCACTCTGTTGAGCGTGCTGACCCGTCTTGGAGCAGTTGCCGGGTATCGATGCAAAACGTACGCTCGAACCCCGGCAGTATGAGCAAGTAGAATCCGAACGGGGCGCTGTACAAGCTCCTGATCTTCGTCTCGCCCGACGACTCGTTGTTCGTGTACGTCAGCAAGTAATCCCTGATGGGGTCCGTAATGGACACCATAGGGTTGTTACGCTCGCGAATGACGCGAGCCAGTGATTGCACGCCAGTTTTGGCGAGGAACCACAGGTCGCCTTCGCCGATGGCCTGAATAGAGTCGCGCGCTGCGAGACCAGTGTTCTCAATAGTGTCCGTGACGTAGATTTGAGTCGGATCGAGGCCAATGCTCGATCCTCTTCCGTCCGTGAACACGATGATGTGCTTCGTGCCGAACGCGACTAGGGTCGCGGAGAACGTGGCCAAACCTACAAGGCGATCCGTGCCGTTCGTGAAGATGTTGCGAACGTTGATCGAACCGGAGCCAGTTCCGCTCCAGCCCGTTTCAGAAAGCAACTGCGTGTACCGGATGGTTACTCCGTCCGGATCTACGCCCCATAACCGCCCAAATCCGGCACAAATAGCGATTAGTTGCGCCGGAGAGCCGCCCAGGGCGGCGAAGTTGCTGGAGCCGTCGCTGACAATCGGGGCGTGCGAGGCCTGGACTCCAATCACCTTGTCTACGAAATTAACGAACTGCCAATCGTTTCCTGTAGGCGTCAGCGATCCGGTGCGATCAGTGAACGTTGCTCCTACGCCGCCCGTGTAAAGTTTGTTGTTCGTGGCGGAGACGATGACGGCGGAGCCGTCCGCTTTCGTCAGCTCGTGAACAACCGCAAGTTGCGGGTTTCCGCCGATTGCAACCGAGGACTGATCCACCCACCCCATGCGAGACGCCAAGCGTCCGGATGAGTCGATAATCATGTTCTCGGCCGCCAAGGCCCAGGCAGGGCCTATGTCCGTTGTGTTGCCGGCGTTCTGCCGGTTCATCCCAAGCGCGCCCGGGGGGCTGATGATTATCGGAGCAAGCTGCTGCGCCACGGGCTAGTCCGCCCGGACTTGAATCGTGCGGTTCTGGTCGTTAGTGATGGCCCGCGTCAGCTCGCTGTCGCCGATAGCGCCGTAGTTCAAGGCGCCCGGTCCAAGTTCCTCGCCGCGCTCGGCCATAGCAAGCGCCGTGGCGTAGGAGACAACTGGACGGTACGGGACTAGCAAATTGGTCGCGTCGTTCGTCAGCTCATCTTGCGGAACAGTGAACCGGAACCGGACGCCGTACGCGCCATCCGGAGGATTGCGGAACACGACAGTCGGTACTGTGCCCACGAACGTGTACGCAAACTCGGAAGGGGCAGTGTTAGGGACTGCAAGCACTTCGTACGAGGACTCACGAAGCATGGCCTCGTACTGTGCCTCTACTAGAGGCCCCGGAGAAACTGTAGTCAGGAACGCGGACGGTTCTCCCGTCTCGTCGTCATAGACGAGCGTGGAGCGCTCGGTCAGGTATCGCTGTGTGGGGCTAGTCGTGATAACTGGCGTAGTGCCCGCCTGCGAGAGATCGTAGGATCGCTGGCCTAGTATCGTGGTGAACGTGATGTCCACGGCGAGCGTGCGCCACGGCCACGCGTCCTCAACCTTCTCCTTCGCCTGGTTCACGAACTCGGATATAAGGCTCGCGTACGAACCGGAGGTCGTGCCGACAACCGATTCGCGAAGGTTTACTAGAACCTTGTTAACTAACTGGAGTTTCGTCTGCGCCACTGGTGGCCTTCTCTAGGGAATCTGCGTACGCTTTCAACTGGTTCACGACATGTACCAGTGACGGCGCTTCTGCGCCTTTTAGATCAGCTCGCGCGAGAAACGCGAGCGTGACCTGAATATCTTCTTTGGTTAGCGTCATGGGCCTACCGGATCCTGCGTCAACTCGGGCTTACGCAGCTTCAACGCATCCAATTCAATCTGCGCCTCGTCGATCATGTCGTTCAACTCGTCAATACGGGCTGCGGCAGCTTGGAGTGCTTTCTTTTCGGCTTTCCACGTTTGGATTCGTACTCGAATCTCTTTCGCAATCTCGCCGTAAATTTCGTCTCTATTAGCCAAGTAGTTATGCTCCGAAGATTGGGATGTAGCCGGTAGTTCCGCCGGAGGTCACGACGGGTAGCCAGGAGATAGGGCCGGCTGTGCCTGACCCAGGCTTGTTCGTGGCCGAAAACGTAGCAGTCTGAGTGCCCGTTGTGCTCACGCCGTTAATGGACATTGCTAGCGAACCGCCGATTACGATCCCTAGATCATCTGCACCACGGCGATACAGGCCAGTGTTAGTGTCGTTGTAGAACGACATTGCTGGCTCTGATACTGTCCCGTCGTCGAAACCCCACCTGTAATTGGAGATAACGCGAGTTGAGGAGGCTCTGTAGAAAGACCAGCTGCCGTCGCCGTGGTTAAACACGCCGGCCGCCTCGCCATTGGACATGAGCGTCGGGTTTATCGTCCCCGCGTTAATCGTTATCCCTGAGTAGGAGTTTCTCGATCCGTTTAAAAGCCACCCGCCATAGGCGAACGTGCTGCTATTTATTTGTAGGTACTTGCTGGTGTCGCTGTACCCATAGTACGTGTCACACTGGAAATTGGCTGAATTCAAGAATTGCTTGTTGGTAAGCGTGTACCCTGTACCGGCCGGGACTAGCGCAATAATTCCGTTACCTTGCTCATTAGTAATGTAGAGGTCGTTGGTGCCTGAGCTTGGATATCCTATGTACGCGGAACGCGTGGTTTGCGCGGCGGAGTCGGCGAATAGCGCTAGGTACACATGGTCGGCCGTTGGACCGGCGTACAAACAAAACCGTTGTGCGCCGGTAGTGAACTCTGCAACCTTTTCTCCGCCTGCGGCCATGCCGTAGACATTTGCAGATACTCGGAAAGCGCCTGTATCGCTGTCGCTTAGAAACGAGTACGACGGAGCGCTTGCAGTTCCGTCGCTCGCCAGTAGAGGAAAGAGGTCGGTTATATCCGTTTGCACATGGCTGTGCTTAATGAGCGGATAGCGACGTTCTACTGACAAGTGTTTTCCTTCAAGGTGTCTAAGACGGCGCACCCGAGGGGATGCGCCGGATTTAGCTACCCTAAATCTAGTTCAGCCTTACGCCGGGACGATGCGAGCTTTTCAGCTCGCTAGATTTGTTCCGCATTAGGCCGGAACAAATGCGATACGGCCACGGTCGAGGGCGACCGTGTTTTCCGTACGCACAACGCCCGCACCGAACGCCGTGTCAGCGACCAAGCAGTCCGAAAGGAACTCAAGCTTGTACTGACTCTGCACGCGCGGCTTGATCTGGTTCACGAGGATCATGGAATCCTTCGTCGCCAGCATCACGAGCCTGTACGTGTTCGCGCCCTGCACAACGCTCGGGCTGTTGCTCGACACGTAAACGGGGATACCGTAAACCGCGCCGACAATGCCCGTGCGAATGCTGTTTGAGGAACCGGCCTCGCCGGTGAACGCCTGCTCCGTAAAGCGCGCGTTACCCAGGAGACGATTCTTCTCGACGGGCGGGATCACGAGAAATCGCTCGCTACCCGGAACATCGTTGTCGTCCAACGACTGAATCAATCGGCGGAGACCCTGATCCGACAGCGCAGTACCGTTACCGTTGCCGGACGCGGACCACAGTGTGGTGCCGTCGCCGCCAATAACCGCACCTGCGTCCGAAGTCGCGCCCGCGAGGAAGCGGGCAGTCGTCCACAGATAGCTGTCAACAGCAACAGCAAGCGAGTACCCGAGGTCATCCGTAATGAACCGGCGATAGCTCGGCAACGCCTGCTTCTCGACAATATCCGGAATCTGCTTCGGGGTAACCCAATGCTGATTGATCGTGATCGTGAACTCGTTCTCGGTCGGAGCCGTGAACGTCAGCGAACCGCCCTGCGAACCGTAAATGTTCGTAGCGGTGGAACGCGTCGGGGACGGCACGTGAACCACGTCGCCGGGCTTGGAACTGTGGTCCCAATTCGTGACGAGGTTCGCGAGAACCGTATTCTTCTTATAGCGGGCCGCTACGTCGTCAGCAATTCTTTTGTAGCTGCGTCCTGGCCGTTAAGCCGAGGTTTGGACTCTATCTTCTTGCGGCACTCTCCGAACCGAGAGTTTAGTGCTACGCAAGCTTCGCGTATAGTCTCTGAGGTTGAGTCGCGCTTTGTGTTCGCCGGTACCTACGTGATTGGCTTCCGCGCACAAGTTGACTAGCTCAAGTTGGCGGAAGGTGAATGGCGCAGCGTGCCAATCGCTAAGTCTAGAATTTATGAACTCTTGGACGTAGCGTGCCGCAATTGCTTTCCTGTTAGTAAGGTGCGGCGCGAATATTGGTAAAGCTTTGCTGACTCGCTTAAGTCCGGCGATCACAATCGTCTGATGATTTCGTCGTCTGCCAATGCCCGTGTGATTGGACACATGAAACGCTACACCGAGACGCTTTAGAATGTCGGCAGCTTTAGCTATCAGCTCAAGGTCGGAATTAGATATCTGGATATGGGGCTTAAGCGTGAAGCCTAGCTTTGCTGCGCCTTGCCGGTTTCGTTTACTGATCCCGACAGAGCCCTCTCCGTCAATTATTCCAACTAGCCATCCCAATTCAAAGGGAGTTACCTGCTGATTGTCCATTGTAACATTCTACTAAGTTTTACATTAGAAGTCTAGTAGACTTTAGGAGGTTCCAGCAAATAGCGAAGTTTTAGTTTGGCCTGAGTACCCTTAACGGGTTAACCAAACGTCTGGTACGAAGCCAGCGCCCGCCGTGGTAGTCGTAATTTGACCTGTACCAAGGGGCATTTATCTATCCTTTTGAAAAGAAAACCTTTAGTTATGTTTTCCCTTAAAGGTCTACTTCACACGCTTTTCCGCGTAGGCTTCGATCAATCGTGCATTGAATTCCGGATCATTGAGTTTGGCTTGCGCCACGGGATCACCGTCCATGGCTCGATACCTCAAGGCATCGAGCTTGGCTCGTGAATATGTAGGCTTCGCTCGCTGCTCCTGCGGAGCGGCTTTCACGGTCGCGGCCCGCTTGGTTGCGTCCGCTCCGCGAGCCTTGCCCTTGTCTGCGTTTCCGCCGACAAGTTCACTGTACTCGGCCCACATGTCCCATAGCGCCAACGCGGCGGTTGCGTTCCCTTTGTCCGCCGCGTTGGCGAGACCCAGGCGCGTACCGTTGCGGTTGATCCATTCAATGAATTCCGGATTCTTGATGTCCTTCCTGTAGTCCGGGTAGCTTCTCGCGAAGTCTCCGTACGCCAGTTTGGATTCGAGCTGATTGACCCGCTCTACCGCTTCGTCTGCCTGCCGCTTGATGGGGCTGGCCTGGAGCGTGTCTGCTAGAACCTTATCAGGGTTATCCAGAAGCGCGTCAACCGTGACCGGCTTGCGCTCCTTTACCTGTTCGACGTTATCCTTTTTGTTTTGGATCAGAACTGCACTTGCACGCTTCAATTCGGCAAGGTCGTTACCTTGCTGCGAAATTTTGCGCTCGGCGTTCTGGTGCATCGCGATCACGTCGTCAAGGGTTTTCCCGGCGTACTTGTCGGGAACCTTGGGCGTGTCGTTAGTCTCTTGGGTTACAGCCTTTTCAGACTGGCCGGTGACTTCTGCCAACTCCAAATCAATATCGGGAGTCTCCGTAGATGACGGATTTTCCAACATAATTAATTGCTTTCCTTGGCCGCTTGGAAACGGCTTCTAAGTAACGGACGGATTTATGGAGACAGGATTAGAGAGCCGCCCGCTCGCTCGCCTGTTTGTTTCGCTCTGTCTGCGCGTTGCCCCATCGTTCGTACGCGGTCGGGAAGCCGGGATCGGTCCCCATCCGCCGCCAATCGAGGCGGGGTGCGCTTGCTTGCCGCTTTGCTGGTCCGTTGCACTCATTGCACGGCTGCTCGCGGCGATCATCATCAATCATTTCCTCGAACACGTGGCCACATGCCGCGCACTCGAAATCAAAAAATCTAAACATCTGTTTCGTTTTCCTGGATGGCTTTATAGCCGTCCCGGATCAACTGTTCGTAAGATAGCACTTGGTTGAACGCATCATTGCGTCCCTTGGCTCGCCAGAATGATTCGGCGTTCGATAGATCGAGCGCGGAATCTTTTAGGGCTTTGTGAAAGTCAGCGAAGTCTCCGACGAAATGTTTCCAGCCTTTGCTGGCAAACATGAACTGGAGTTCTTCAAAATACTCCTGCTGTTCCGGAGTCACGCGGCCGCTTTCTTGGGCTTGGCGGCGTCACGCCGCGCGTCCTGCTGCACCTTCTGCGCGTGGACTTCTACCTGCCTGCGGGCCACGTCGGCCTGCTTGGCGGACACGACAACCTGCGCGGCCTGAATGTCTATCTGCTGGCCCTCGTGCTGCGCCTTAACGATTTCCGTCTTAGCCTTGGTCGCGTTCAATCCGGCACGAGATACGATTTCCTGAATCTCCGCCGCGAGCTTTTCCACCTTCTTTTGGGCTTCGGCCATAGTGAGCATTTGCATTTGCTCTTGCATAGCTTGCTGCTTGGGGTCCGGCTTACTCATGGCGTCTATGGCCGCAAGAATTTCATCCTTGGACGGGCCGCTGTAGTTCTCTACAATTCCCTTGAGAACGACAGGGAACGCCGCAGACTCCTGCGGAATGATGGCCAACAGATTGGTCATCTGCATTTGCTCGAATTCGCGAGCCATGATCGACATGGTACTGTTGACCACGAAGTCCGGGTCGATGGCGTACCTGTCCGGATTCAACTCCCGGCCAAGCGAAATTGACTTACGTACAAGCGGGTCAAGGAAATCCGTGTCTACGTTGTGCATCGTCAGCTTGGCTCGTTTGATAAACGAGCCGGTTTGCATCGAGACTCCTGAGCTAGTCTCGTTGCGGCGATTCACGTTAACCGGCGTAGCCGGGTCGTTTGCGCCTGTGGCGGACTGGACCATGCGCTCAAAATCGGCAGACTGCTGAAACGACACGGGGTCGAGCTGGCCAAGCCTGATAGCCTCGATAATCTCCGATGGGCGGCCGTTGGTCATGAACACTTTACCTGGCGCAACCGCCAAATTAAGGTTCTTGGGGAGGCGCGTCGCGTCTGCGCCCATCATCGGGTACGTGATTAGCGCCAACGTGTCGATGCGGGCGCGCAGCTCTGCATCAAGACCTGCCTGCGAATTAGACGCCTTCTCGGCGCAGCCGATGCCCCAGAAGCGATTCGGGCATGTGTAGTGCTGATACGCGACGAAGCCGCGATCAATAGATTCTACGGCCTTGAGTAGCGTAGCGCCGTTGCCTATGGTGACGACGGCCTCTACGTAATCTTCCGGCTCATCCGAAGTTCCTGTGTCCGCGCCTTCTTCCAGGATGCCGGTGTCAGGCAAGTCAAGAGGGGGAGTCAACAGGCGCCTGGGTATTTTGCCGTGATACTCCGTCACGTACACGCCATCTTCTGGTGCGACTTCTAGTGATTCCTCGTTAGCGCCGCGAAGCGCGTTAATCGAACCAAAGCCCGCTACGGTGCCTACAGCTCCGGGGTAATACTCGCCGGACTTCTGCTTGTCGGTAATCTCGTGCGTGGGGCGCACAGTCTCGTGCGCGCACCCCAGGGCCTCGTCAATTGTCGTGGCGGCCGTGTCAATGACGAAATTGAACGGGGACACGGCTTCCCACGTCACTCGGCCCGCGTCGCTAGCTCCGCGCTTGGCAATTCCTGTACCAAAGATCGCGCCGTTGAAAAACGACTGAATGATGTTCTGCTGGACCCGCTCTTTGTCAAAGTCCTCAAGAAGTGCGGTACGCACAGAATCAGCCGCTTGCTGTTCTTCTGGCGTAGCGTCGTCGGAAATATCGAACCAGTTGCCGCGACCGAAGGTCGCTTCGACCATTTCCGCTACAGTCTGGTCAACTGCTTGCTGCGTGGCTGGAGCAATGAGGCGCGAGCGTTCCGACTTACGCGAGGCGAGTTCCGCAGTCCATTCGCCTTTCCAAATGGAATAATACTTGTTCCATTGCGCTTCGTACGTGGAATCGCGATGCGTGCGCCAACGCTCTACCTTGGACATGACCCAAGAGGCCAGCTCGTCGCTAGGCGCTGCGCCAGTATCTTGTGCGATGTCTGCGAGAACGTCAGTCATGTAGATTAGAACCCGGCCACGAGATCATAAGTTTGATAGGTGTCAATGACGCCTTCGCTGTAGTAAACGACGGAGGCCAGCTGGTCAATGTAAGCTAGCGCGTCCAACAAGTCGTCGTGCGCAAGCGGGGAGGGGAAGTCATTTGCTTGCTCGATCAGCTTGCGCTGCCACAAGTCCCCAAGTTCCTCGTTAGCCAAGTGCAATCTGCCTTTTTCCAGCCGGCCTTGTAGCGCCCAACGAATGCGATCTTCCTTCTGCTTTCCGCCGTGCGTGAGGTCGTACACCATGAAGTAGCGATTAAGCCGCTTCATTTCGTCCTCTAGGTACGGGGCTATAGCGTTGCCTAGTGCGCCTTTCTCAATGCCCAATTTTATCGGGCGATAGTCCGCGTACGCTTTCACGATACGCAGCGCAGTTTCCCGAACGTCCCATTGGCCGCTGATGATGTCAGCTACCCACCAACCGTCCGTGTTGACCTTGACGACGGCGATAGCCGTTTCGTCTTTGATCTTGAGCTGGCCCTTCTTCAAAGACCCCGCGTTGGAGAACCCGGCAGGGTCTACGGCGATGTAGTAATCGCCTTCCTTCGGCTCATCCTTGAACTTCCACCATTCCTCGCGAAGGAACAGCCCGCCGCCCGAGTTAAAGCTGGCCCCGTACTCCTGTCGCGCTTGACCGACGGACATGCGCTGTACGGCGCGGGCTATTTCTTCCTTGGCAAGTACCGGGTTCTTTAGCGACTCGAACTGAAACGAGTGCCAATCTTCGTACCCTTTGGGCTTCTTCTGGCCTTTTACGAAAAGGTCATAGAAGTGATTCTTGCCGTCAGGCGTGCCGATAAACAACGCCCCGCCCTGGGCGCGGGACAGCGCTGGCTGTACGATCAGCTCCCACACGTCCGGCTTCATGAACGCGTACTCGTCTAGCACGACGTAGGACAAGCCTACGCCTCGCAACGAGTCCGGGCGGTCCGCGCCTTTAATCGACACGCGCCGCCCGTTAATCAGCGTGAGAACCGCTGTGTTCTCGTACGCCGATTCGATCACCCCGCCTTCGTTCGCGAATTTCCCCATAGCCTTAAGGACAGGCCACAGGATTTTCTTGCCTTGCTCGAACGTAGGCGCGATGTAATAGACTTCTTCGAGGGACAAGTCCGCGCCGTTAGCGGCTTCGTTCTTAAGTCCCTCGATGAGAAGAGTTACCGCAGCTAGATAAGATTTGCCGAAGCGGCGGCCCGCCGCGACAACCTTAAACCTAGCCTGGTGGTCGAATATCTCAAGCTGCGCTTGGTGTAGCGCAAAATTGAGATCGGTTGTGCCCGTCAATCAGGTTGCGAGCAGCGGGAGATTCAAACGACCGAACACGCCAATGTACGTACAGCTGGCCGGGTCAATCGCGCCAGCAGTGTTGTTCTCAAGGACAATCTGCGCGGTATCCGCCGCCGTCACCTTGCCGGAGAGAATCAAGTTGCCCACGTCGATAGACGTAGATGCCCCGATAAACACGTCACCGAGAGCGACGCCCGGAATCGTCAACGCAACCGTGGCGCGACCGCCTGCGGCAATCGAAGTAACGTCCGTGGTGGCTGCGCCCGTGAAGATTTCCACGAACACGTCCGGAAACTGTCTGCGATTACGAGTCGGCACGTTACTTCATCCCTTTGCCGCGATTTTCAGAGTTCCCCTTCATCAGGTTGGAGCCCGTCTTAAGAAGTTTAGCGCCCGAGAGCTTGGCTCCCGGAGTGCTTTTGACCTGTCCACCAGGCTTCTGGCCTTCCGGACACTTGTAAGTGTTTTTCATTTACCTAGTTACTCTTGCTCTACTTGAACGCTATTGTCATAGCCATTGTCGATTGTGATTCCGTTGCCTCGCGGCTCCGGCGTATCGGGCATGCGCCCCACAAAAACATTGACCCCTTTTACACCTTCGCCTTCTGATTCATCTGCTCGTGCAGGCGAAATACATTTGTCCACAAGCAACTTAATCATTTGCGCATCGCCTTCCTTGGCCATAGTGATGGCCTTGGCTACGATGTCTTGCATATCGCGCTTGATCTGCGTCCGCAGCTCGCCTTCGAGCTGGAGCTTCATGAGCGTGATCTTGTTCTTGGAGCCCTTCGGGCGTCCTAGCGGGTTTCCCGACTGGCCTTTTTGCCAAAGGCGGGCGGGCATTTTCGTGGCAGGTTTAGTTACGTAGTTCATGTGGGCTACCAAGCCGTCATCACAACAATTCCGGCTCCGCCGGTCCCGCCCACGCCGCCCGTCGTTCCGCCGCCACCTCCGCCGCCGCCGGAGCCCGGTCCGCCGTACCCACCAGCACCGCCTACGCCGGAGTTAGACGCGCTGCCGCCAAGTCCGCAATAGCTAAAAAACGGCCGCGTAAGCAAAAATCCGCTTGAGCCGGGATTTGATCCTGCCGCCGCGCCTTGCGGGCGCGCTTCTGACAAAAAGCTGGAAGTAATGGCCGTAATGATTCCGCCCGCGAAGTCTGCGGACGTAGTGCCCGCTCCGCCCGCTCCGCCCATCGTGAGCACGCTCGTCGTCGGAAACACAGCAGGACCGCCTATCGCGCCAGCCACGGCTCCGCCCGCGGCGCCGATTTGGCCGGCGATAAACCAGTGGTGCCCGAGCCCGGCGAGCGGCATGTTCGCAATCGTCGCAATCGTTCCGGCTACGCCCGCCGCGCCTACTGCCGCCCCCGTGCCAGTACCGCCGCCCGCTGCGGCGGCGTTGCCCGACACGGCAAGCACGTTCGTGGCGGTCGTGTTCGGCGCAATGGCGACGTACGAGAGCACGCCGGACGGCGCCGTGCCGCCACCGGAACCAACGCCCGCGCCGCCGACGCCGACTTGGATGTAGAGCACGTCTGGCAACAAGTGTAGCGGCACTAGCACGCGCGTTTGTCCGCTAGAGCCGCCGCCTCCACCTCCGCCACGAGCATTTCCTGCCGCAGCGGTAAATCCGCCCCCACCACCGCCGCCTCCGCCGATGCAAAGAATGTTGAGCATCGAGCGGCCGTATGGTTTAGTCCACGTACGCCATTGCGTGTTCGTTACCGTGGATACGCCGGTATAAATCTGCACATCCGCAGATTGCAGCGGCGGAAGATTAATCGCCAGCGTCATTACGAGTAGTTTCCGGCAATCGGCGTAACGAGCCATCCGGCCGCAACTGCGGTACCAAGGCCGGCGTAGATGCGGAAGCCGGGCTTGAGCGCGAAGTTGACGGGATAATCAATCTCGACCGTTGCCGCTGTCGCGATGGCAGTTGTGGCGGGAAGGCTCACTTCGCCGAAAAACGTGTTGTTCGTGGACGTAGTGTTCGCGGAACCGTTGTTGATGAAGAAGCGCATCACTGACGCGACGTTCGTGCCGGCGGCTTTGAGGCGCAGCGAACGGACGTACGATCCGTCCGTCGTCTTGGACGTGAACACGAGCGAATTGTTCGCTCCGGCTCCTGTGTAATCGTTGGCGGCGAGAGTAATCGCCTGATTCATCCCAGTACCGGAGTTATTACTTTGCTCTCCGTACTGAGTAAAAATAGGAGCGGTGTTAACGGCCATTAATCAATCCTCTAAACGTAAAGAAGGTTTATGTGCGTCGCGACGACAAGTCCAAGTGACGGACCACCGGCGCCACCGGGCGGCGCGGCGAACGTGCCGTCTGCGCGAAGAAAGTTTGTGGTGCCGCCGCCCGAAGCGGGTACGAGGCCCTTGAGACCGGACGTGAACGTGTCGAGCAACGTCGTTGCTTGCGTGCCGGTTAACTCTTCCGTGTCGCCCGCGCCGGCCGTGATACGGCCTAGAAAACGCGACGTGGCGCTCACGTCTTGCATCTTCGCGTACGTGACGACGCCGTTAGCTATAGTCGTCGCGTTCGAGTCCGCCGAAGCGGTGACATCGCCCGTGAGCGCCGCGCGCCCTAGCGTAACGGCGCTGCCCGCGCCGCCGTCCGCTAGCGATAGCGCCGAGCTTACGGCGAGCGTGCGTTCGTTCGTGAGCGTACCGTTCGTCGTGAGCGTGACGTACGTGGCGTCTGTCGGGGCCCCTCCGCCCCCTCCTGACGCATCTATCGTAATGTCGTTCGAGGTCGGCGTGAGCGTGATGTTGGTTCCGGCCACCAGGCTCTTGAATCTAAGGTCTACACCAACCTTAGATGCAAATACCCCGGCACCGGAACCAAGGTTCGATGCAGTATTAGCTTCTCCGCCTCCGCCCCCGCCGCCGGTTGGCGGATATATGCCGCTCATAGTCTAGCGGTCGTCCACGCTGTACGCGATCATCCCAGACATGTCGGTAGAAGCCGAAACGTTGATGTTCAGCGCTTCGCCTAAAGCCGTGGTCGCCCACGCAATAGGGGAGGTATCCAAGGCCACAGTTGCGCCGGCTGGCACAGGAATGGAACCTGTCAAATCCGTTGAGCCTGAACGAAACGTTATATCCGCTGCGTTAGTAAATTGAATGAACGCGCGCCACAGGCGTATGCGCCTGCCAGTGACACCCGCAACGAGCGTCACAACCCCCGTCGATCCGGTAGTTTCTATGAGCTGGCCAATTACAGAAGGCTCTTGGTCGCCCGGCGCAACGCGTTGAACGTGCATGCTTTATCGGGTGCCTAAAGATCGTACGGCTTGGCAAGCAGCTCGCGCGTTATGCGCGCTTCGCGCCTCGCTTGGCGACTGTTACGTGCTCGTGTACGTCGGCCCACGTACATGTACGCGCCTGCCGCCAGAACTACGGGAGACAGCCACGCCCCCAATTGGATCGTCAGGGATACCAAATCCACCGTTAATCCTCGAACACTCGAACGGCATTGAAATTGCCGGCGGCCGAATCCTGAATAGCGGCTACTGTGTTGTGGCCGGCCGGAATACGAACGATCAGAGCATCTCCGGACGTAAGTAGCGCGTCAGTCGCCAGCGCCGTAGTCGCGCCGATTCCTGTGCGGAATCTGCACGCTGCCGTACACGAGACGCGAATAAGTTCCGAATTGGCAGGAAGCGAGGCGCTTGCGCTAGTTCCACTAGTGGCGAAACTGGCTCCTCCGGCGTAGTCAATCAAGTATTGTCCGGAACTAGCCATAATCAGGTTTCATCCAAAAGTTTCTTGCGCTTCTTGATAGAATCTACTGCGCCGGGAACGGAAAACGGGTTGCCGTCCGGCGAGTACCGCTGATCGTCGTTGCGCTCTACCGGAGCGTTTGTTTTAGGCTTGGCCGTAGACTTGTTAGCCGAGAAATACGCACGATTTGCTGTAGCTTCTCGCTCGCGATTCGCGTTAGGAGTGTTGGGGTAACGTGTGCCTTTGGGCATAAATTAAGTTCCTGGAACTAGAACCGGATTGACTTGACGTTTGATCCATTGCTGTGTGATCGGGTTTCGGGTATCTGCCGTGCGTACGAGCGGGGAACCTTCTTGGAATCTGGCCCGAGCCGCTGCGAGGGCGGGGGAGGACTGGTACTCCTGGGCGGCGGGAACAGGAAGCACTACTCCGTAGGGCTTGCGCGTAGCGGCCCTTTTTGCCGCAAGCTCGGCCGCGAGGCCACGAATCATTCTTTTCATAAACTAGAACCTGAAACCTTGAAGCAACCTAGTATCGGTTGCGTTAATCCACTTCTTCGGAGGCGCTTGGACAGCGCCTACCTTCGCAGCCGGAAGGCTGCTGTTCGCGGCCTGAGGGCCGCTGTTCGGAGGGGCTTGCTGCGGCTCCGGCTTAGGGGCCTGGGCCGGACTAGGACTTGTTGATGGCATCAGCCATAGCCTTTGTCTTTTCACGAGAGCTGGCAGAGCTGCCGAAGTAGTACCCAATTACGTTCGCCCAGGCCGTGCCCAAGGCACCTAACATAACCAACAGGGCGTCTTTGCCCGTTTCCGGTACGGTAGAGGTCAACATGAACGCAAGTACGCCGAAGAATCCAATGGTAATCCCGTAAGCCATCATGGCCGGGGTCTTATCCTTGACGGCTATCTCGCGCGCTCTGGCGCTATCCGTGTCGGCGTAGGCGAGCTTTTCCTTCTCGATCCCAAGCTCTTCCAGGCGCTTCTGGAAATCAAGTTCCGCTATACGGACCTTGGCCAGCGCTTCCGGATTCCCGGACAGTACCGCATCTTCCGCAGCCTTAGCGTTATCTACGCCAAGGGCTTTAGCCAGTACCGTGCCGGCCAGCGCCCCGAAGGGGCCTCCTAGTGCCGTGCCTAGAGTGGGGGCTATAGCCCCGAGGATGTCTTTGATCTTGTCCGAAAGTTTCATGTTTAGTGTTAGGCGGACAGGGCCTTACAGGCCCTATCTCTTGGTCAGCTGTGTCCCCGCTGACCCACGGTGAGGATACCCCTGGGGGTGACTTACGTTGGCGTCACCGGGCGCACTGCGCGGGCCGGGTAGGTGGAGAAACTACCCGAGGAGGGTTGTTCTTATACCCGCGCGAGATTCTATAATCCGTATACCTAATATTATATCATGGAAAGCTGTACTGTCAACTAGAAATATCGTAAGTGCTTGATCTATAACGATATTCTTTTTCGCTGGGACCTGGGAACGGAACGAGATGGGACCCGCTATTTACGTAAGTACTTGATTTTACTGGATGGAACCGGAATTTTTTCGTGCCGTGTGGGGAGAGTAGTATCACAGTTTTCTTCATAGCCCCCCGGGGGGTGGGGGTGGCACCCAAAAGGTCCTAGGACCGCAGTTCCGCAGCTGTACCGCACTAACAATGCTGTGATCTACGCCGAACAATCAACAACTTACGCGATCAGTGTGTATCATCCTGTGCCTGGATATAGCTATGGCCAAGGTTATGCCACACGATCTATACGCAGTTCATATGCAGTATGCGTATAGCATATAGCGCGCTATATGCGCGCAGTGCATGAGACTATAAGGCATCGCGTCGCCATCTACCGATGTCGCCGCTCACAGTGCACTGTATCCACAGTGATACAATGTAGTTACTGTATCAATAGCGGCTCAATCGAGCCGCGTTACAAGCGCGCCCCGAGCGCGCCCTGTGTACGTGATACCTGGCGCGTAGCGCCCTTGTTAGCTGGCCGCTCTAGCGGCCTACACGCTTCATGCTAGCGCCCTTTGGGGGCGCTCTACGTACACTGTACGTTACTAGTGCACTGTACATTACGTCAAAGAGCCTCGATGTATCTCGGACCCCGTATAGTTGATATCTTGGGACAGCTGTTAGCATCGTCCCGTTGCCTACTTGCAGGGCACTTATCCCATACAGTGCGGATAGTGTTGTACCTGTTTGCCCTAGCTTTGCAAGGCTAGATCGCTGGGGTCCAGCGCGGCATAGACTAGTTTAATCAGCCCCATGTCTATCTTGGCTGGCCTAGTCGGGAGCACGCTATTCCGTGCTTCTTGCGATCCAGGTCTTAGGTGTAAGGTTTTTATCCCGTACCCCTAATATTATACCACGACTTTCTCCCCCGTCAATAGAGAAAGTTGTAACCCGTTGATTCCTATGGATATAAATATTTTCAATTACCCGTTGCTTCTTTCGGAAATTCTAGTATAGTACGCCCCATCGAGTCGCGATGGGCGCGACGGGAGTAACAGAGACATGACGAAGATCACTCACGAAGTCGTCGACGGCCGCACCGGCAAGGTGCTCCGCCAGTTCACCTCGTCGCGCGCCGCGTACCGCTACGCCGATCGCAAAGATGCCGCGTTCGGCGCAGTGCGCTACATCGTGCGGCCGATCGCGGCGGGACCGTTGTGAGCGCCCTACAGACTACCGGCACGATCCGCGATCGGTATGACGAAGTAGCCGCGGCGTGGCCGGACGACATTCCGGCCCTGTCCGCGCAAGAGGCTGTGAGCGCCGCAAAGCGTCTGTATCGCTTCGGTATGGGCAAGGCGTTCAAAGGAACGTTTCGAATTACCAGCGGCAACCGCTACAGCTACATTCGCGGCGGAGTGTTCTACGTGAACCCAGAGCGCGGATGGCGCGAGTTGATTCACAGCACGTCACATTTAGTGTTCTCTCTCTTGCACCCAGAGGCAAGCGGCCACGATCCCGGACACGTCCACCACGAACGCGAGATGGCTATCTACGCAGTGAGCCGTGGTTGGCTACGCGGCTCTCTAAAGAGCGCGTTTAAGCCACTACAAAACACGACCCTATCGAAACTCGCACGGATTGATGCAGCGGCCGCTCGTTGGCAAAAAAAGCTGCGGCGCGCAGAGACAGCTATCAAGAAGTTGAAAAATAAGCGGCAGTATTACGTACGCAAGGAGATGCAATCATGAGCGCCCTACAGACTACCGGCACGATCCGCTGACGCGCCTAACGGCGCTTCCCCTTTAACCTGCACCTATATGAGAATTGCATCATGAGAATCTACGTTGCTTGTCTCGCCAGCTATAACGCCGGCACGTTGCACGGCTCATGGATCGATTGCGAAGGTAAGGGCGCGGACGAGATTTACGAAGAGATCGCGGCCATGTTGGCCGCGTCGTCCGAAGAGGGCGCGGAAGAATTCGCGATTCACGATACCGAAGGCTTCGGCGATCTAGTCGGCGAGTACACCTCGATTAAAGAAATCGCGCAGCTCACAGAGATACTGTGCGAAGTCGAGGACTGCGAGGCATTCATCGAATGGGCAGATTATATCGGCCTTGCCTACGCCACTATCGAGGGTTTCCGCGATGCGTATCGCGGCAAATGGGAAAGCAAGAAAGCTTACGCCGAGTGCCTGGCCGACGACCTGGGATTCTTTTTGGGAGTGCCTGATACCGTAGCGCGATACTTCGACTACGAGGCTTTCGCCCGCGATCTGTTCACTAGCGATTACTACATGACTAATGGCGGCTATGTGTTTAACCAAAACGTATAGTAGAGGTATAGCTATGAGCTTCATGGAATTGTACACGACTCCGAAGGGCGCACTTTACGCTGCGGATTGCTGCAAGTGCAGCGCGACTATGTACGCGCACGAATGGGCGAGCGGCGATTTCAATGAGGAGCGTGACGCAATGGAAGCGGGAACGCTTCGGTGCGTCGAGTGCTCAGGTACAGCTGATCCGGAAACCTTCGGCAAGGCCGCGCGACCGCACTATGCGGCGCGCTATTCGGCCGATGGTTACCTTGATTGCACGGAATGGCGTTACGGAACTAATTTGCGCGCGCTAGTTCGCGAGGTTCGCGACATGTATGGGGACGAATAACCATGCGCACAAAGAAACTAGACGCCATGACTATGGCGTACCTGGAGGCCGCACTATGGGCCGATCTTCGGGACGACTACGGAGATCCGTTAGACGAATACAGCATCTTGGATATTGCCGAGTCCTCGCGCGAATCCGCGCTGGCGGATTGTGAGCGTTTCTATGTCGCTAACGCTGTCGATTTGGATAACATGTCCAGCGAACAAGTCGGACATGACTTTTGGTTAACCCGTAACGGGCACGGCGCCGGGTTTTGGGACCGCGGACTAGGCAACGTAGGCGAGCGCCTTACGCTCGCGTGCAAACAGTACTGCCCGCTATGCCCGATCTTGGGCGATGACGGCCTTATCTACCTGGAGTAAAGGACTATGGGAGCTACTACGCGAGAGGATATCTACCGCATCGCAATGGCAGCAGGGAAGGATTCCGGAAACAGAAGCGCGCGTAAGGCTGGGCGCGAGACTTGGAATGTAGATGATTACAATAAAGCGGTGGATACAGCCGCGCGATTACGGGATGAGTTGACTCGCGCGCTGTTAGTCAAACGCGTACCGGCCCCGTAATGGGGCCGGTCCTCATATCTCCCCGCAGCGAAATTAGATTTCGCCATGCTTAAGCATCAGCTCAAAGAGTTTCTTCTTTAGTTGATCGTTCTCTTGCTGCAACTTGTCCACGCGTAACCGCAAGGAGATTGCTTGATCCTTTTCTTGCTGCTTCGGAGATATGTCGACAAGCGCAGCCTGCGCGGCAGCTGCTTCGCGCGCTCGCTTTATCCAAAGGTAAAACCCCGGCACGCTGATCTTGTATTCCTTGGCGAGCGCGACTACTTGCTCGCCCTCAAGATAACGCTTGACAGCCTGGTTTATTTGCTACGGGGTAGCCTTCTTAGGTCCGGTGTTGTACTTGCTCTTAATAGTCATCGTCCTCGCTCCCTTTCGATTCTCTGACTATTGTTAAACGGGAGAGCAGTGTAATCACATTCTATGATTATAGTCAACATCTATTTAGGACTTGACTATGACTATGGGACTAGATACAAAGACGCACGTTCATTAGGGTTATACCTAGATATACGGAGACACATCGACTATGCTTAATGCCACTATGCAAGCTGAAACATACGGCGACGATCCGGCCGCGATGCGGCGGAAAGCGGAGCGCCTGGAGCGATTGAACCGCGTCAACGTAGCGCTAGAGAACATAGGCGGAGCCTACCTTGCCGGACCATCCGAAGAGACACACGCACTTTACATGATGCGCAAAGGGTTCAGCCCAGCGTTTATTGCACACGGCCTGCTTAGTGTTCGCCGTGATGTTACACTAGGAGCATAGCACGATGTCACACTATAACGTGTTCACTATCAGCGAACTGGTTGACCGGGTGCACTCGTACATGGACAGGAAAGAACACTTGCCGGTCGAGCTGATAGAGGCTGTGCTAGCGCGGCTGTTTGAGACGGAAAACGAGACCCTCGAATTGCATCGCGAACTGTACGATAGCGAAGAGGCCAGACAGGAATTAGCTATCGACCTTTCGGCCGCAAACGATGAGATTGATAGACTTAAAGAAGTCTCGGCTGGCATTATTGCAGATAGGCAGAACGCAGCATGAGCGCCGACAAGTTGCCGCGCGGCTGGCACCGAAAAGGAAAAGGCCGCAATAGCGGCGATTACTGGGCGCAGACTATGAGTTACTATTCACGTAGCGATAGAGACAAGGTGCAGCGCGCTAGGGCGCGCGCCCTGGGGTGCGCCGACATGTTCGACGAAATCAACCGGCCGAAGGCATTAGCTCACTATGCTCTACAAGCGTAAAGGCTCCGACAACTGGCAAACCGAATTTACTTTTAGGGGTAAAGAGATTCGCCGCTCTACCGGAACGCCTGACAAGAAGCAGGCCGAGCGTTACGAAGAGAAGCTTCGCGCGGACTTGTACAACGGAATGGTACTAGGTACGTCCGACCGTACGTTAGATGACGCCGCGTCTCGTTGGATGCTAGAGAAGCGAGAAAAGAGAAGCTTGTGGGTAGATCGCCTTATATTGGACGCGTTCCTTTCTCGCGCAGGCAAAGGCGTGCGCCTGGATAGCGTCAGCAACGCGACTATTGCCGACTATGGGACGGACTTGATTAGCCAACATCGGCATACTACCGTGCGCCGACATATGGCAGTCATTCGAGCCTTGGGAAACAAGGCGTTCGAGTGGGGATGGTTAACCCGTCCGTGGAGAGTGCCTAACTATACTGGAGAGGCGTTCGAGCCTGTCACTATAGACCCTGCCACGCTTGATCGCGTGATGGCCGCGCTACCTGAACACGCGCGCCGCATCGCCACGTTCGCAGTAGAGACGGGTTTGCGCCGAGCTAACGTCACCAAACTTAAATGGAGCATGGTTGACTTGGCCAATAACCTGGCGGTTATACCGGCTTCCGCCGCCAAGGGTAAACGGCCCATAGTTGTGCCGCTCTCTCCGCGAGCTAAGGCCATTTTGGAGCAGTGCGTGGGGAGCCACATCACCTACGTGTTCACCGACCACAATCAGCGTGCGCCGGTAGGGACTATCAAGAAGTCCTGGGCCAAGGCGTGCGCCGAGACGGGCGCGGTGGGATTCAGGTTCCACGATCTACGCCACCATTGGGCCACTATGCACGTGCTGGCCGGTACGCCTATAAAAGCTCTTAAGGAGCTTGGCGGATGGAAAAGCTTGCAGCTCGTGGACAAGTACACTCACCTTGCCGCCGGCGATTTGGCCGTTTATGTTGCAAACAAGGCCAACACACTTTCACCCACACTCGTTAAGTCCGAATCTAAGGAAACGTCGCAACCTGTTGATTCTGTTGACACTAGCCGCTTTAGCTCAGCTGGTAGAGCACATCATTCGTAATGCTAGGTGCAATTCCACTATAGGCCAGCACCATGAATAGAATCAACAAGTTACGTCGCAACTTATGTAGAACCTTAACTATAGGCTCTACTTTACTTTTAGTTTCAACGGGTTACGTTGGGCGCAAAAAGGCACACATCGCTATGGATAACGGATTAAGGCAGTGCTCTGTCTGCGGGCTTACAAAGATCATGGACGGGAATTGCGCCCAGGCTTGGCTGGACGACGACACGGCGGCGATTGTGTGCCCGCTGTACGTTCCGCCCGACGGTTACGAGGAAGAAGCCTAAATTTACGTAAGGAGTGTCTACTATGACTATAGAGAGATTTCTACCTACAGACAGCGATCAGGTAGGGGCCGAGTACGACCCGTACAACGACCCTGATGCGTACTACCTTTCGGAAGATGAGCTGCACGACGACTGGTACGAGTTTGACGACGAGAGCGAGGAAGAGTTTGATGTTGAAGAATGAGAACGACTTTCCTCCGTATTGGGAGGAATGGTATCGAGAGACGGCCCCGCACGTGTTTCAGTCTAAGGAGAACCGAGCAACGTTCGTTGTCTCGGCTGAAACGACCTGGAGATTGTTGCGAGAGAACCTTAAGCGGCGACTGCTAGTCGCCAAGAAGGCGGCGTGAGGGGACAAATTAATCCGGCGTACATAGAGACGGAGTACGCGTGGCTAGAGCCTGGGGAAACAGCTAGAGGAATTTGCCTAGCGTGTAGAGGCGGGGATAGCAAAGAGAAGTCACTTAAGGTCACGCGCGGCCTGTCCGGCGGGTACTCGTACATCTGCTGGCGCGCGTCATGCGGCATTAGATCGTACGGGACCAGTCACGTAGTTCCTAGCGCCCAGGCGCGTCCGATGTTCTTTGTCGGCATCATGGAGCACTTGCCAGTGCGGTTGCGGCGGAAGCTTTCGTTTGCGTACGACCTTTCTCCGGAATCGCTCGATGCGTTGCGGTACGCGCCGGAGTCCGGGCGCGTGCTGTTTCCCGTACGCAGTCCCGGTCCGTTCTACGGGCTACGGGGATGGGTGGCGCGATCCTTTGGAACACTTTTGCCGAAAACCCTGAATTACAGGGAAACCGTGCAAGAGCCTTTCATCGGGTGGTTCGGTGATGTGAGCGAATCGCATCAAATCGTTCTGGTGGAGGATTGCATCAGCGCGCTTAAGGTGTCGCAAGTGCCAAATTGTGTCGGGGTTTCCCTTAACGGCACGAACATCACGGACGATGCGTTCGAGGAAATCAGACACGTCGCACAACACAGACAAGTGTACGTAGCGTTAGATAGAGACGCGTTCTCGAAAAGCCTAACGTACGTACAGAGATTCAGGCCACGCTTATCCGTACCGTGGAAAGCGTGGAGATTGGCACGAGATTTGAAGTACGAAACGGAACGAACAATCGAGAAGGCAATCGAAGATGGAACAGCGGATTTTGGCAACTTTGATGGAGAGCAAAGAGGCGTATGAGACCTTTAGACGATTCGGAAATGAAGCCGATTTCAGCCCCCTGGGGCGACTCTGTTTTGGCCTTATCCGAGGCTACAGAGAGCATGATTCGAGCGTACAACGTGTGCCTGGAGAAGTTGTCATCGAGCGGGCAGCTCGACAACTTCCCAATCCAAAGCATTCGGCCGCACTTGCTGAATATGTGCGAGGATTTCCTGCGGATGTTTCCGGACCCAACCTTGTTGCAGACATCGTTGCAAATCGACGAAAAGCTGTCGGAGACAAGCTCTCGTTGGCGCTTGCTAACGGCGGAGACGAGCGGGACATATCCAAGCTTATAGCCGACTACTCGTCTACGGATGTCCTGGCGGCTAAGGAAGGTCGCTCGCACGAAATCATAGACGTGTTCGCGACCGATGACCTGGAGTCCAAGGACGCAGCTAAAGACAAGCTCATAAAGCTGTGGCCGAAGCAGCTTACGGAGTACTGCGACGGCGGAGCGTCGAAGGGACACCACATCCTGATCGTGGCTAGGCCTGAGAAAGGAAAGACGGCGTTCGCGATCAACATGTGCGCCGGGTTTCTAGCCCAGAACTTGTCCGTGCTGTACATCGGTAACGAGGAGCCGGCGGTAGACATCCGTACACGGTTCCGTATGCGGTTGCTCCGTAAGTCCAAAGCAGAGATTCGGGAGAATCCGAAGGATGCGGCTAAACAGCTTGAGGAGAAGATGAAAGGGCGATTGAAGATCGCCGCCTTGTCGCCCGGATCGTTCCCGGAGATTACGGCGCTTGTGGAACAAGAGCGTCCGGACGTATTGGTATTGGATCAGTTGCGGAACCTGTCGGTTAAATCCGAGTCCCGGACTAATCAGCTGGAGACGTGCGCGACGGAGGCCCGGAACTTGGCGAAGAAGTACGGGCTGCTGGTCCTGTCCATTACGCAAGCCGGGGACTCGGCGAGCGGAAAGATATACCTGGCGTTGAACGACATTGATGGATCAAAGACAGGTATCCCCGCAGCTGTAGACCTGATGATCGGAGTAGGCGGAGACGATCACATGACGAACAACGGATTGCTTGGCGTGTCCCTGCCTAAAAACAAGTTGTCGGGGAATCACGCTACGTTTTCCGTATCGTTTGATCCTATAACCGGCTTAATCTCGTGACGAGGCTATGGCGGATCAATGGGGTCTTGACATCTAGTAGAACTCGCGCTAGGATTCGCTAATGAACACTTGCCGATGCTGCAATAGGAAAACACGAAGCCGTGTTTTCCCCGGCCATCGGTGCTACTTCTGCTTCGTGTGTTGGTTTTGGCGTAGCAGGTACTACAAGGAACAGCCATGAACGCTCTATCGCAGGACTGCCGTTCTGTTGCGCAAAACGAGTACATGATCGACAGTAGCTTTTTGCCGGTTGGACGGCTGCTGAATGATTCCGCCAATGAAATCGAGCGCTTAAACGAGGACCTTTCGTACGCTTGCGAATGCCTTGAAGGTTGCCGTAAGGAATTGCGCGAGGTTACAACCGCAATGGGCGATCCGGCGATAAGCAATCTGTACACGCTAGAAGAAGCGGTGCGCAAGATGAAGGCGGAGAACGTGAGGCTGTTGTCTGAACTGCGGGAGTGCCGTAAGCGCCTGACGCCTGAAGATGACGTTGTGTGGGACTGTTTGCGAATTGATCCGCGCGGCTGGGAGGAAGAGGAATTGCAATTCAGGGCGCGCATTGACGCGCTTCTGGCCGAGATCGGAAAAAAGAGAGAGGGCGTAACGTGAGCAAATGGATTCTGATTTGGATTGTCGTGTCATCCGGTACGCATAACGCCGTCAGCAGTAATCAGACGTTGTTTCAGTCCGCAAGCGAGTGTGAGCAGGCGCTAAAAGCGCTGTACGCAGCGCCCCCGCGTTTTGCTGGACGGCTTGTTAATGGCGACGTGTTCTACCCACCAACAATCATCGCAACGTGCGTGAGGCAATCGCAATGATCGCACTCGTTGAACAGCCCCGAAGCCTTGCGGCTTCTCTGCGCTCGATGGTTGGCTACCTGTACGTCCACGATCACCACGAGGACATCGGTACTGTGACAGCAGCTGCCGATGAGATCGAGCGCCTTAACGTCTATCGCGGCTACGTTCGCAAATCTTTCGTCGCGATGTGCGGCGAGGACTGCGTACACGAGCACCACAATTTGCCGCGCTTGATTCGCGAGTTGAAGGCGGAGAACGAGAAGCTACAAGCGGAGAACGCCGTTTTGCGCGCGGAAGGTAAGCGCGATGGGTTTCCGTTTCCGCAGCCGGGAGAAACGCCATGAGCGACCGCACCGTGCCTCTAGACGAGACCGCGATATGCGGCCGTTGCGGGCAGCAAGTCGCGTATGACTTTCTCGGCGATTTCGTGTGCGCGAAGTGTTGCCGCGCGCTGTTGCCAGACGACGATGCCGATCTGAAATACAAGTACGCGCGCGCCGTGAAGGCGTTGCGCGCCGTACGCGAGAATCTGCACTGTGTAAAGCAAGCACCACACGAGTACGACGCCGATCATCGTTGCGATGTGTGCGGACACAGCACGGCCTATGCCAAAGACGTGATTGACGAAGTGCTGACCGAGATCGGGGAAAAGAGGGAGGGGGAGACGCCATGACCGATTTCACGAAGCCGGTGAGACTCATTGACGAGGCTGATTGTCTCGACGCCTACGTAGATGTGGTCGGCACAAGAATATTTGGAGGCGAAGTTTGGGTGGCCTATGTCGCTAAACGGAAAGATTCGCTAAGCGACGGTAGCCCTCGTTGGGACTTGGCTTCACGCTTCGAAAACATACCCGCCGCGCCCGTCGTGATGCCGGAGGAGCCGAGCGAGTCTGTATTCGACGCAGCGTTCAAAGAGTTGAGCCAGAATCATATCAGGCGCGATATTAAGAGCTATTACCGCGCCATCCGCGCCGCCCTCGCGAAGGAGCAGGCGAAGTGAGCGAGGAGTGCATGCTGCATTCAGGCTGGAGCGAGCACGGGATGTGCGAAATGCATTCGGAACGAACGATCCCAGAACGGGAGTGAACGAAATGATCAAGCAACAAATCTACAACAAGGTCCGCGATCATTTGCTCGCGCAAAAGAAACGGGCGCAGTTTCCCAATGGCGGCACGTGCGCGTACATTACGCCGGACGGTTTGCGATGCGCCATTGGGTGTCTGATACCGGACGGGCATCCTGCTTTGAACAGCCGCGGCGGCGTGGCCGATCTTGTAAGTAAGTACAGCGATCTTGAACAATACCTCCACGTCAACAAAGTGGGGATACGCTTTTTTGAACAGTTGCAGGACATTCATGATTACCGCCAGCCGTACCGATGGCGATCTGCTCTTGCTGCGTTTGCGAATAGGCACGGGTTAGTCGCGCGAACGCCGGCAAGCTAAATATTTAGGACAAACCTATGGTAGAATTCAAGCCCTTCTCTAAAATACCCAGGTGGACTAGCAACATGGTCATATCTGAGAAGATCGACGGCACTAACGGAACCATCGCCCTTGTTGCGCTTGATTCCGAATCGAAGCTTTCTGTTGCGAAAGAGAGCGCCGAAGTGTTGGACATTCTGCCTGGATTCGGAGACGGCGATACGCCGCTAGCAATCCTGGCCGGATCGCGGAATAGATGGCTTACCGAAGTGAACGACAACTTCGGGTTCGCGAAGTGGGTCATGGAGAACGCGGGAGAGCTGGCGCAGATGGGGCCGGGATGGTTCCGGGGTGAATGGTGGGGACGCGGTATTCAGCGAGGGTACGATCAAACGAAACGTAACTTCTCGCTGTTCATTGGCGCGAAGCCCGCTTCGCTGCCGGAGTGCGTGAACTTTGTGCCTACGCTGTACGCCGGGAAGTTCAGTGAGTGTCAAGTAGAGCAAACGTTGCAGGATTTGCAGAAGTACGGATCAACGGCTAGTCCGGGCTACATGAATCCGGAAGGCATAGTGATCTATCACACGGCCAGCGGCGGAATGCTTAAGAAAACATTCGAGGCGGATGAACTTGGAAAAGAACGCACAAAAGCTGTGTTTGCCGAAATTTGTTACGGAGCCGCAGCCTGATGTCTACCTATCCGGAAGCTACGTGTGCCTCGATTTTGAGACTTCAAGTCTCGATTCCGGGAGTGCTTTGGAGGGACGAAATTCTATCGTTCTTGCCTGTTGGCGTCTCGGCAATGAGCATCCAGGGGCCAAGCTCGGGCCTAGAGATCATCATTGCTTCGGATCGGAGTTTGAGCAAGGCCGACTTGTTAGCGACATACAAAGCGCTAAATTCGTGGTTGCTCACAACCTTAAGTTTGAGTACCAGTGGCTCGCCCGATGCGGAATTGACCTGCGAACAATCTTCGGATTCTGCACGCAAATCGGACAATACGTCCTTAACGGGAACGTCAAGCGACCCCTTAGCCTTGAGTCCGTCGCAACGTCATATGGCTATGGGGGGAAGGAATCTGTTGTATCAGCACTTATAGGATCGGGCGTTTGCCCGTCAGAAATACCTGCGAACCTTCTTATTGAATATTGCCAAAGAGACGTAGACCTATGCGAAAAAATTTTCCTAGAGCAACGGGGCCGTTTATCGGCTGGTGGACTGCTGCCCGTTACCTATTCAAGAAACCTGGTGACGCCGTGCCTGGCGGAGATCGAATCGCGGGGAATGACACCGGACCCGGAACGCGTCCTCCCGGAGTACGCGAAAGCGGCAGTGGAATTTTCTCAAGCTACGGACCAGCTGCACAAGCTGGCCGGGGGTATCAATCCGCGCTCTGCGAAGCAAATGCGCGAAATGCTGTACGGGACTCTGAAATTCGAGCCGCCTACGAATTACTCCGGAAAGCCGGTACTAACTGGTGCTGGAGCTTTGCCGACAGCGAAGGGAATTATCTCCGAGTTGAAGGCGGTTACCCCAGAACAGAAGGAATTCAAGAAAGCAGCGCTGGAAGTAGCGAAGCTAAAGAAGCCGTTCGACAATCTCAAGAAGATGCAAGCGACTCTAGGTCGCGGGGAGACGAATGTCTTTGCTCAATTTCACCAAACGCGAACCGCTACCCACCGGCTATCAAGTTCAGGCCGTAAAGGCGGGTTCCAGTTCCAGAATTTCGAGAGAGCGTTTAAGAAGCTGTTCAAGGCCAGCCGGGGCGACCGGCTGATAGTTGAAGCCGACGCGCCACAACTTGAGTTCCGTGTAGCGACGGACTTGACCAAGGACAAGGACGCGCTGCGAGACCTGACGACGGAAGGATTCGACGTACACGCGCTGACAGCGCAAGTGCTTGGGGTAACCCGCCAGAACGCCAAGGCACACACGTTCAAACCGCTATACGGAGGACGTTCCGGAACTAACAAGGAAAAGGCTTATTACAAAGCGTTTCGTGACAAGTACCCGACGATGTACGCCGAGCAAACGGCGTGGACACACGAGGTACTAAAGACGGGCCAGCTCGTGACGCCCTGGGGGCTAAAGTTTTACTGGCCCGGGACGAAGATCAGTCGCGACGGTTACGTGGACAACACGACATCCATATTCAATTACCCGATCCAGTCGTTCGCGTCGGCGGAAATCATTTGTCTAACGCTAGTGCTCGTGTGGCACGCGATAAAGGATATGCCGGTCGAAATCATTAACACTATTCACGATTCGATCATTGCCGAAGTCGCGCCAAAATGTGTTGACGAGTACACTAGAATTCTATATGCTTGTTTTACGGAGGAAGTGAAGAATGTCATCGAAAGACTATACGGCTACCGAATTCGAGTTCCACTCGGAGTCGAAATCAAATCCGGAACCCATTGGGGTTAATGGCGAGGTTGTCGTAGCCCGCACCGAAAAGGTCATTTACCTAACAGCTCTGCGCATCGAAGTGCTGGAGCGGCAGGTAAACGAATTCTTTGAAAAGAATCCGCAGGCGTACTTGAACGGGACAATTGTTCCCATCGGCGCGGGCGGAATTGTTCAAGCAATTGTGTATTGAAAGGATAACGACTAGTGGCTACGGTTAAGGGACGTGTCGAGTTTGTGAAGAAGAACGATTACGGCTTCTACTCGATCAAGATTGGCGAGAAGTGGTACAGCGCAAGCAAGAAGAATCCTGGCGTCAGCAAGGGCGATCTTGTTTCCGGATCGTACTTTATCAAGGACGAAAAGTGGGCGACTCTGAAAGGCGACCTGGAAGTTCTGGAGGACAGTCCGGGGGGCGATGATAGCGACGACGAAGCGCCTACGGCCAAGAAGTCGGCGTACAAGAAGCCAGCTTATAGCGGCGGCAGCAATCGAGACGAATACTGGACCAAGAAGGCAGAGACCGACGCAGCCAAAGAGCCGCGTATCGCGTATTTCGCTGCGCTTGAGCGGGCCATTCTGGCCGCTGGCGTCGCTCTCGAAAATGGTGCGTTCAATCTTGAGAAGGCGAAGCCTGCGGATCGCCTCAAGGTGATTGAGGCGTACATCGAGCACCTGGTCGGAAAGTATACGGAAGCCGCGAACAACGCGGGCAAGCCTGCTCCGAAGGCCGAAGAGGAAGAGTCGGAACAGTCCGAGGAAGCTACTGAAACCGAAGAGTCCGACGAGTCGTGGGAGTAATCCTCTCGATTGACGGCGACGCGTTCATTTATCGGTGCGGGTTCGCAGCCGAAAAGACCAAGTACCTGGTGGAAGGTAACGGGGACTACTTTCCATACGATACGGCCAAGGAAGCTGCCGCCCACGAGAACGGCGGGAACATCTGGTCCCGCAAGGAATACGAGCCAGTCGAGAACGCAATTCACTTGCTACAGCTGTCTCTGGATAAGGTGTTTAACAGATACGATTGGAATCAAATTCGAGTTCATTTGTCCCCATCCGTAGGGAACTTCCGTGATCGTATAGCGACTCGGGCCAAGTACAAAGGGAACCGTGACGCCGCAGCTCGCCCGAAGCACCACAAGGCGCTTAGGGAATACTTGGTCAACAAGTGGAACGCGCAGATAGCCGAAGGCCAAGAGGCCGACGACGCTATCGGTATCGACATGTCCAAGTGGAAATCGGGGGAAGTTGTCGGCGCGTCCTTCGACAAAGACTTACTGCAAATCCCCGGAGTTCACTACGACTGGACGAAGGACGAAGAAGTCACGGTAACGCCGAAGGCGGGGATGCTGGCGTTCTACGGACAAGTTCTGTCCGGAGATAGCACAGACAACGTGCCTGGAATCGAAGGGATAGGCCCGGCCAGAGCGAAGCGTTTACTTGACGGCGTAAAGTCTAGTAGAGATTGTTGGCGAATCGTACTAGACGCGTATAAAGAAGCATACGGGGATAAGGCCGAAGCGTACGCCATCGAGACAGCTCGTCTCGTGTGGGTACGGCGCAAGCCTGACGAAATGTGGGTACCTCCGACATGAAGATCATTCGTAACGCGGCCAAGTGCCGCCATTGCGGAAAGGTCATTGAGTCTACTCATGTACACGATTTTCGTTGGCATGAGTGTGCGGCCGGCAAGGACTTCGCGGTAGACGGCGGCAAGTGCTACTTGCGCCGTGTAGGCAGTCCGGAGGATTACGAGGACGTATCGGAAGTGATCGAAGATGCCCCGGTTTAAGCGCGCCAAAGGCAAGCGCTCCGGGTTCGAGTCGCGCGTGTGTGCGGACTTGGATAAGCGCGGCGTCAAGTACGAGTACGAAAAGGAAACGTTCACGTACATCCGGCCAGTCCGCGCCGCGCACTGCCGCGCATGTGGGGGGCGCGACGTAGGTCGCGTGGCTCGCTACACGCCGGACCTGAAAGTGCGCGGCGAGTTCATAGAACTAAAGGGACGACTCACGTCGGCCAATCGCACACAGCTGGTCGAGTTCGTCGCGAACCGGGCAGACGTGAAGCTCCGACTCCTTTTCATGCGGGACAACTACACGACGGCTAAGAAGCGTATCCGCTATTCCGAGTGGGCCAAATCCAAAGGATTCGAGTGCGCAGTAGGAGAGAAGGTGCCGGATGCCTGGTTACAGTAAAGGACACATCGGCACGTTCACGGGCCGTCTCGTCGATCCGCTGAACA